TCCCTGCCGTTCCCAATCCTCTAGCCAAACGCATAGACGTGCCGACAGGCAGCATTGCACCCGCAACGCCGCCTGCGACTTCGCCTTTAGCAAACTGCTCTGGGGCCAGAAGCTGCGCCGCCTCGTCGCGCTGGCGAACAAGGTCACGATATTTTGCATATGCTTTCTTTGCGCCCTCGATGTCGCGCTTGCGGAGCAACTCGTTTGCAGCTTGGTATGCGCCAGCAATCTCGTCGGCCAACCCCAAGCTGACGCCTTTCTGCGCGCCGCGATATGTGGCGATCGTTTCAATTTCAGCCTGCCTTGCTGACTTACGCTTTTTCCGTGCAGCGTCCAGCGCCTTCTGGCCGTCAGCGCTTATCGTTCCGGCGGCCTCAAGTTTTTCCAAGGCGGCGATCGCCGCTTGGATATTGGAGGCTTCGGCGTATGTCATCTCAGCCATTTTAAATGCCTTCCTCTAATATGCGGCGCGCTTCTTCTTCAGACATTTCAATACCCCCAACGTCAGCGGAAGGCATTTGCAAATTTTCAAATGGATCTGGTCGGCTGTTTAGCTGGGCAAACGCTTCTGCGCTTGTTATTTCCCCGCTTCTATACCGCTGAACAATGTCAGCGCCCATTGCGTCATATTGAGCAATACCCCGCATGGTGTTGATGATAATTTGGTTGCCGTTTGGCTGGTTTACAATTCTGGGCAGAGACTGCTTAAATAGTTCCAAGTCAGCATCAGACATTGGCCCAGAACCGGCTGGACGCTGCTCTGGCACTAAGGAGTTGATTAAACCTTGAGCCGCTTGGATGTCAGAAAGCCCCTCTGTTGCAACACCAAAGTTGCCCGCCAACTGCTTTAGGTTTGCCGTCATGCCTGTTGGAACTTTTGCCAAAAGACTTTCAAGACGATCTATGCGAGCAATGTTTCTCTTAGCAGATGCACCAGTTTGGGCCACTTCAGATAACGTTTTTGCGTCCAACTTAGCAAATTCATCTGGCCCCTTGCCCATTGAAATGCTTGTCGCTCCAGCCTTACTGATGGCCGTCTTGTAGTCGAGGAATGTACCCTTGAAGCCATCTTTAACGGCCTCCGCATATTCCTTCATCCCTGCTGTTCTTGCATCCTTCGGCGTCTCCAGCGACTTGCTGACCAACGCATTCATAATATCCTTTGCGCCGATTGACCCGCTCTCCACGGCGTCAGCATAATCATCGTATCCCATCCTGCGCAGATACTCGACCGTCTTGTTCTTCGTTGCAGTCGCCTGCCGCTGCGCGCCGCGCGCCCTGATCGCCTCGCCAGCACGCATCTCCGGCATGATGAGCGGATCGAGCGCCGCAGCAAACTGCTCCGCTCTGCTTAGACCCGTTGTCGGGCTTCGTTTTCCAAGGTAATCCATAATACCGCCTAAGCCGCCTCTGCGCTGCTGTGGCGCTGCCGCTGCCTGCGGGCGATCCTGCTGAAGCGCTGACAGTGGAGCGCGTGGCGCTGTTCGTGGTGCCATGCCGGTGGCCAGCATCTGCTGGCGCAGCTCTTCTTCGCGCGCCCTATCGAATGGAGTTGCCATCGTGGTTTGCCCTTCTCCTAAAATCGTCTTCACATAGTTTTGCGTTTCCGCAATATTTGGCACCCTGCCAAGTCTGGCCACGCGCGTTGGCCCAGCGTTATACGCGGCCAGCGCAAGCTCTGGGCTGCCAAAGCGTTTAAGCTGCTGACTTAAATACCTCGCGGAGCCTTCCAAGTTTTGCATCGGGTCTGTCGGATCTACGCCAAGCTCCTTGGCCGTGGCAGGCATGAGCTGGCCGAGGCCGATCGCGCCCTTGGGGCTTACGACGTCCGGCCTAAAGCTGCTCTCCTGCTGTATAAGGCGCAGGAACATTTCGGGGTCTATCCCGTATTTGCGTGCCGCGTCTCTGGCTGCTTGGCGGTAGTCCATGTGTTAACCCAACCCAGCAAACGCTTGTAGGTAATTTAGCAAACCAGCTTGGTTCTGCGTTGTCGTCGTTGACTGGTCTGGCGTCTGACCGAGCGCCGCCAATGGCGCTGCGAGCGCCGCCTCCGGCGCGCCGGTGTAGCCAGCATATTGCGCCTGCGCCGCGTCGATAAGCGCCTGCTGCAATCCCTGCTGCATGAGACCCTGCTGCATCTGCTGCTGCTGGATCGTTTGGCCAGTTTGAAACGCCTGTTGGCCAAGGTTGGCGAGATTTGTGGCTGCACCCAAACGCGTACCCATCGCAGCCTGCTGCGCCGCCAAGTTTTGCGATTGCGCAGATGCCGCCTGCTGAGCAGCGTATTGCGCCGCAGCGTTTTGCGCCGCCACATTGGCCGCTTGAACTTGTTGGCCGCGAAGAACGTTTGCAGCTTCGGCTGCCTGCGCTGATCCAACGCCAAAGCGCTCGGCAGCTTGACGCGCCGCGACGTTTGCCGCTTCCGTTGCTGCACGTTGGCCAATGTCAAACTGAGCCGCGCCCATCGCCTGCTGGAACCCTTGCTGACGTAAACGCGCCGCCGCGTCTGCCGCCTGCTGCCCGTATTGCGCGCGCGTTTCCGCTTCGGCAACGCCTTGGCGTGACCCGCCAAACGCTCCCGCGCGCTGGGCTTGCGCGCCCTGCAAGTTAAGCGCCTTTTCCTGCGCAGATGCAATGTCGCGCATAGTCATGTCGATGACTTGCTGCTGATATGGCGATTGATACTGGCTGATGTCAGTCGTTGCGAGCTGCTGCGCCGTTGCTTGCGATGGCGTGTAGTCAAAACGCGTTTGCTGGCCAGCAACAGTCTGCTGCGCTGGCGTGTATCCGACCGCCTCAATCTGACGCGGCGTGAAGCCGAGACCGCTCTGCGCGGTTCCCATCGCCTGCTGCAATGCGCCTGCCGCCGCCTGATTTACGTTAAACCCAGCAGTCGGGGCTAATGCGGGAGTGGGCGGCTGTACCGCTGGAGTAACCGTTGGAGTTACCGGCATCATGCCAAGCTGCGCCCCAGTTCCCGCTGTGGGCATCGCTACCTGACCGCCACCTTTTGCGCCTTGTCCAGCCATTATGCTGCTCCTTTAACCAAATGAATACTGCGTTAGGCCCGTTACTGGGTCTACGCCGACAGCGGTTCCGCTGTATATGTTTGAGCCAGACGGCGTTGTGCCAATTATGTTGGAGCCGCCGCCACCGCCACCACCGCCGCCGCCGCCTCCACCGCCACCGCTGCCTGCGTCTGGGTCTGTCCAAGTCGCAGCGCCGCCCGCAAAGAATGGGTCATCATAACCAGATGCTGACCCTACAATGTTCTCCATGACCTCATTTACGCTGGACTCGCTGCCTACGGTAGACCCGCCTGCAGTGGTTCCGGCATTCCCGCCAACAGGGATGAGGTTGCCAAGTGCATCTACAACGGCCCCTATAACACCACCGCTTTGTATGAAGCCGGTAATATCTGTGATCATATTACCGAGGAAGTCAGTAAACCCGACAAACGCGTTCTCTGGACTGCCTCCGACGGAAGCAGCCGCCTCAGATATAGCTGAAGATGTGGCATTTACTACGGCCTCTGGCGCCTGTCCAGGCAAGTAGTATCCTGCGGCCTGCAGTAAGCCAAAGTCTTCATCAGCAACCATTTGAGACCCAAACGCGTTTGTCGCCACGTTGTTCTCCACTGGGGTGCCGGATTGCGTTGACCCTTCGCCAATTCCATACCCCGAATAACCCGTGTAATCAGTGCCGCTCAGCGAAGACCCAAGCGGGAAGTCTGAAGCAGACGCTATGCCGCCGCCGGATGTGTAGAATGATGGGTCAACGCCTGCCTCTGTTTGCATCGCGGCAAGCGCTTCTTCATTGGGGTCAAGAACGCCAACCTGCTGACCACTTTCTGCCGTATAGGCGCCTTCGTAGTTGATGTCAGGATTGTAATATTGAACCTCTTGGCCGCCGACCACAGTTCCCCCGACAGTTGTTCCTCCGACATTTGTATCTCCGACGATGACTTCCGTTGATGGTGTGAAGTCGTATTGGTTGGTCGCGCCTTCGATTGTAGTAGTCGGCGTAATATTGAATACGCTAGACGGCCCAGCGCCTGCCTGCGCCTGCGCAATCGCCAGCTCATTTGCCTGCTGGGCTGTAATCTGGTCGCCTATTGTGCCAAGCGTGCTGTAATCCAAAGCCGTTGGAACATTTGTGCCAACTTGCCCCGTGACAGGGTCAATGAAGAAGCTCTCAATATATTGTGCCTGCGCCGGACGCTCTGCTGCAAGCTGGTCAACCGCCTGCTGGTAAAGCGGCTGGGCGCTGTAGCCCATAACACCGCCTGCGTATTGTGTCGGGGCCGGCATTCCACCCATGATGTCTTGCTGAGACATTGGCGTCTGCGGGCCTAATCCAAACGCTGAAGCTGTGTCAGCGGTCTGTTGGAAACCCGCCTGCTGAAACGGCGTAAACGCGGCAACACTCGGCCCGTAATACGGCACATATCCAATCTGGCTAATGCCTTCAGCTTTAGCGAGGTTTTGCTTTGCCGCTTCCTCGATATACTCTGGGATCGTAATGCTTGTTGATGTTGACCCGCCCTTGCCGCCTGCCATTATTCAAACTCCTTCACATATGAAGCGTGCAGTGGCACCCAGCCATGCGCCTTCAGTGGTTTCTTCCAGCCAAACCGGCCCGTCATGGTCAACGCAGAGCATCCTTGCGCTTTTGCCCATGCTATCACATCTTCATGCATTTCTAAAATCTGACCCAACTCGCCGCCGCCAAGAAACACGTTTAAAACTTTCTTTCTCGGATATATCACTATTTCGGTGACTATGCACCCCCTCGGCGTGGGCCAGAGCTGCATCGTTCCCTTGTATATACCTTCGGCCACGTCGATGAAGTCATGTGTGCCGCCGGAATACTCCAAAGCGGCTTCGATCCATGGACGGCATCTTTCAAGCTCTTTATCCATGAAGCCTCGTAATCGCTAAAGTTGACGCGGGTATCGCTGGCACCGGCGAAGACGCTGCGGTGTAATTCAGGAAGCCTTGAGTGCTGTCAATCATGTAATTCACTTCCAAGTAGTCACCAGCCGCAACGGTGAATATCTGCGTGCGTGACGTGACCAGCGTGGCGTTGTTCTGGTGCAGCGCAGTGGTCATCGCGCTGTCTGCCACGTTGGTGCCGTTGACGCTGGGCCAGAAGTAGAAGTGAACCGTACTGGCTGATGTTGATGATATTTGCGCCGAGAACGATACAACATATTCGCCAGCCTCATCGAACACAATGCGCGACGCTGGCGTGCCTTGCGTGATGCCGTCATTGCCGGTGGGCGCGTCATATGTGAGCTTGTAAGCCGTATTGGCGACCGCTGGCACAACGTCGGACGTCAGGATGAAGTCAGCGTGGCCATCCTCCAGCACAACTTGCCGCCACTCGCCGTTCTTGCTGACAACTGGGTATTCGTTTGCGCGATCCCACATCAACACGCCGTCTTCTGCCGCGCTTTCGCCGCCCGTCTGCTGCACAAGCGGTGATCGCGTCTGGCCGAGGTACAGCATCAAACGCCTGCCCCACTCCTGCCAATCGTCGCCCCTCGGCTCTGGTGCGCGATACTGCTGCGTCATCTGCGGCCTCCGGCAACAGCGTCAAGCCGGTTTATGCCAACGCGCCAATCCGCAAGCCTTGCGCCATCAACGCGCATCCTGAGCTGGCGGCCAGTGAAGCGCATGCTGGTGGGGTTGGACATGCTAAACGGCCCATATGACCTCTCGGTGCCATTGGGATAGAACCGCGTTTTAAACGTGGCGCTAACATCGCCCTGCGTTTTTTCGTCTGGGATCATCTCGGTTATACTGACAACGTTGTCGCCCGTACCGATCATAATTGGGCCAGTCTCCGCGAATGGCGTCAACCCGCTATACTCAAAGCCAACTTCATGCTCATATATCTTGTTGTCTGACGGGTCAGCCATCAGCGGATAAATAAACGTTCCGGCGTCAGATCCAGCTGTGCGCGCCAAGGAGCCAATAGACCACGTATTTTCGACGTAATTGTAAACAACATAGCGATTGTTTTCTGTAGAGTCGCTAGACGGGTAAAACCACCAAACCTCTCCATATTTGCCGTTTGTCATGGCAAAAGACTTACTGATTTGGGCGCGGTTTATGTCGTTAAATACATAGTCTGACACGTCGCATATCATTTCCTGCACGCGCCCGCCGCTATATTTGTAAAAAGAGTGGACGCCCATCCAAAAGCATCCCTCGTCTACATTGGCAAACGCTAAGTTTGCCGCCAACCCGCAAGCCGCGCCGACACGCTCAACGCCGTACACATATGGAGGGCCAACATAGTTTGCGACATGCGCGTCTCGCGATGTTAGAATAAGCGTTTGGCCGCGCACGGAAACGCCCGCCATGATTTCGCCATCAGTAGACAACTCAATATCTCCAGCCTCGTTTGTTGCGGCAGGCGTCCAAGTTGTATTGTCTTCGCGGTCAGACCATTGCAGCTTTCGCACATTTCCACCCGCGCCAAGGCACATCAGGAAGCGTTCTTCCGTCACGACGATGCTGCGATTGTTGACGGGGGCGTTGGCGACTTGCGCAGCGATGGCGGTGTTGTCTAATTGCCACTCGTACACCTTGCCGTCGTCTCGGTTGTTCGCCAACAGATAGTGGCCCCAAAGCTGAAGGTTCCACGCGGTTGCTGGCGCGATGCGCGACGTGTCTGGTCGGGGCGTGTTGTATGCGTAATTGCCGTAGGTGTTGCCACCGTAACCCGTGAACGCTTCAGCGTCTTCTCGGCCAGTGGCTAAGCCTGTCGGCGTGATGTCGTATTGAATGCCGGTCGCGCCGCCGTAAACGTAAAGTTTATTATACGTGCCGGCGGCATACCAGCGATCGTTTGAGTTGTCGGCCCAGTTTATCATGCCGCGCATCTTGGCGTTTGTGGCCGTATCGGATCTTTTACGCCACCCGCCGACCGGCTGCATTGTGCCGTCGATCCAGCGTATTAAATTCGCATCGCGCCAGCGGCCCATGCTCTGCAAGTCGGTGCCGTTGCGGTAAACCCCAGCGGGTACGTCTAATCTAATCAGGGCCATCGTTGCCTCGTTGGTGTTGCGCGCTTGCCGCAGTGTAGCACATGACCATTTGATGCGCAAAAGGGCAGCGTTTTGCTGCCCCTAGCGTTTTCGTTATGCTGCGCGGTTATTCCGCGTCAGGCTCAAGGGCAGCTTTCAGCTCGGCCATGAAGCCCTGCCTGCCCATTTGAAGCTGCACCAAGTTAAACTGCGCAGATCCGATCTTCTGGTCTAGCGAGTTGATGTGATTTATGCACATCTTTGCAGTGTCGCTCAGTTGATCCTCAGTGTATTCTACTTCATCAATCGTAATGACCTTTTTGTCTTCAGTCACGTTGATCTCCTTTCAGGTTATGCTGCCCACGGAACTCCGTCAGCAGTCGTTGGGTTTACCATTGCGTCGATTTTTGACGCTATGGCAGCTTCTGTATCAGCTTGTGATACATGACCCCACACCCAGCCCTGAGCTTGAGCCTCAGTAATATCTGCATACGGCGTAAAGTCAGGCGCAGAGGCATCGTAGGTTAAACCACAAGTGCCATATGAGCTTGCTGAGTTACCATCTTCATCAACGCCTGTGCAGCGCCAATGAGCAATGTAAACGCCACCATCAGCAGTGTGACGTTCAAGTGTTGGAATAGTCCAAGTATAAGTAATAGCCATGATTATGGTGTCTCCTGTGCTGCTAGATGTGCAGCGTAGGCTGCTTTAACTTCGTCTGTGTGAACTGCATTACAGATAGCTTGTACCTCTGCGCTTTCACCTGTGATGTCGGCATCTGGTGCAACGACATGGCGTGAGAAGCTGCGGCTGATCTCTGTGCCATCACGCTTAATGACTGTCGCAGTGCGCACTTGAATGTGCTTGAAGTCGCCTACGATCTCTATTTTGTCTTGTACTGTTTCTTCTGTTAGTGCCATCGTTTATCTCCTTTATGGCTTGGACTGACTACCCTGTGATCCAACAGGGGTGGTTAGGTTGTATGGTAAGTAAACTGTCCTTCAAGGCGTGAAGTAGCCTGTAAGTGGTCAGATGCGTTTAAAGCCGATGTACCATCTAAATTTACAATTCTATATTTACTTGTTGTGTTTCCACTTAGTGCAAGACTTCCTGTCATAGACCCTGTTAAATTGCCGTAAGCAATATTAGGGCCACCTCCATGAGATGTTGCACTATTAAAGGGCATACCTGTAAGCTCAATAGCATTGCTTGAGCTAGTTCCCGAAATACTGTTTATTGTGACATCAAATACCAAAGAAACAAGTCTTCCCACCTTAGTGTAAGTTGCATGATTTACCGTAATACCAGCAGCACTGCCACCTTCTGGTGTTATAACAGGCGTCCAAGTCCCCTCCTCATAGTCATCCAGCGTTTTGCTTGTGACTGAGCCGCCAGTGCTGCCAAAGACTACACCGCCAGAGAGGTAGAGGTCTTTGAAGCGGGAAGCTGAAACACCAAGGTCAACTACATTGTCCGAAATAGATTGCGCCTGAGCATCATAAGGTCTTATTGCAGAACTTACAAAATGCAATCCTGCGTTTACATTATCACCAATATACAAGTAGCCACTATTAGCCCCAATACTCCCCACCGTGGCGCCGTCTTTGGCTATGTTAATTATATTTCCATCTGTTCCATTGCGACCAACGTAAAGCACACTACTACTATCAGCACTTGAATAGGTCTTAGAAAAGAAACCCCATCCAGCCGCACCTAATACAGCACCGTCATCAGTGTCACCAATGCCTGGTGTTGAGTTCGTAGTCCCCACCAACAGATTACCGCTGCTGTCGATGGTTGCGGCTAAACTATCCGCTGTATAAAATCTTAAACTATCCGCAGAGTGATCATAATTTACCTGTCCACGACTATCACCACCACTATCAGCAAAACGAATACTCCCTTGAGAAGATATTCCACTGCCAATCGTAATGCCTGAGTTTCCAGAACCTTCTACAAGTAACTCATCTGCGTGTACTGAAGGGGTTATTGACCCTGACGCACTTTCAATATGCAATAAAGCACTAACTGAACTCGTCCCAATCCCCAAGCTCTCCGCACTAGCATCCCAGAAGAACTTGGCAGTCGTGCCTGTGTCCTCGTAGAAGCTGATGTCGCCGTTGCCGTCAAGTTTTAACCGATTAACCTGACCACCAGAACCGCCGCTTGGGGCTGTCTGGAAATACATATCAGACTTTCCGCCTGATGGCACATCAAGGTAAATATTACCGTAACCCGCAACACCACTCCCAGAAAATGAACCAATAAGTTGTAACTTGGCATCTGCGCTGGTAACACCTGCCGTTCCAGCGTCAATCGTTATAGTTGCATCTGAGGCACCTGCATCCACAGTCAGCCCATCAGCAGAAATTGACCCTGTGATGTCCACACCTGTGTTACTCGTCACCAACTTCGCGCTATCTGCATACGACAGTGTTCCGGCAGCGGTCTTCCCGCCAATCGCGTTGATGATCGTGTCGAGGCTATCCAGATCGGTGTTTAGCTTCGTTCCCCACGTATCCTCTGACGCGCCTACCTCTGGCTTCGTTAAACCATATGCCGTTGTTGTCGTATCTGCCATGTCATTCTCCTATGC